CATTGTCCCGGCCAGGAGTATGAGGGCAAACGGTGCCACATCGACCTGGACGCCCCCACAGACGCCTATGAGCTGTCCTTTGTGGCGGTACCGGCCCAGAAGGGGGCCGGGGTGATCAAGCATTACGGGGGAAAGGGCGAGCCGGACGGCCCTCCCCGGCTGGGGGAGGAGGCCCCGGCCCTGGCGCTCCGGATGCGGTTAATGGAAGCCAGCCTTGCGCTGATGAAAATGGAGGAATGACAGATGAACAAGAAAATGAAGGCAATCCAGAAGTCGATGCAGGACAAGTTTGCCCAGGCCCGGAAGGCCCAGGACGAGGGCCGCAGCGAGGACGCGGCCAAGCTGATGGACGAGTGTGACGCGCTCCAGAAGGACTTTGAGCTGGAAAAGCGGCTCTACGAGCGGGAGAGGGCCATGGTCCCCGACGAACCGGAGGGCGACGACCCGGGCGACCCGGGCACCAGGAAGGAGATTTCCGGCTTCGCCATCATCGCCAAGCTGCTCCGCAGGCAGCCCCTCTCCGACGAGGAGCGCGCCGCCATCACGCCGGAGCCCGGCCTCCAGAAAGCGCTGGTCACGGGTACCAACGCGGCCAACGGAGAGGCCAACCTGATGCCCGAGGATGTGGACACCAAGATCCGGGAGCTGCGCCGGAGCTACATCTCCGCCAAGGACCTGGTGACTGTGATCCCCACCACCTCCCTCTCCGGCAGCTTTGACTTTGAGTCGGGCGCTGTTACCGGCCTGAAGGACTTTGACGACGGCGACGACATCCCCGACGGCACGGACCCCACCTTCAAGGCGGTGAAGTTCGCCATCGCCCTCAAGGGCATGATCATCCCCGTCTCCAACATCCTGACGGCGGTGGAGACGGCGGGCCTGATCGCCTATCTCAACAACTGGTTCGTTAAGAACGCCATCTACAGCGAGAACAAGGACATCTTCGCCGCGCTGAAGGCCAGCAAGTCGGCCAAGGAGCTGGCCAGCCTGGACGCCCTGGGCGAGTCCCTCAACCTGGATCTCGATCCCGCCTGCCTGGTGGGCGGTGTGGTCGTCACCAATCAGACCGGCTGGAATGTCATGGACAAGGCCAAGGACGCCAACGGCCGCCCCATGCTTCAGCCCGACCCCGCCAACGCCACCCGGAAGCTCTTCAAGAACCTGCCCGTCCATGTCTTTTCCGACGCCCAGCTCCCCAACGAGAGCACCAAGGCCCCCGTCTTTTACGGCGATCTCAAGGCCGGCTGCTACTTCGTGGAGTTCGCTTACCTGTTCTTCGACGCCAGCGCCCACGCGGGCTTCGTGAAGAACCGCACCCTGATGCGGGTGATTGAGGGCTACGACGTGATCCAGGCGGACGCGGCCGCCTACTGCTACGGCCTGCTCGACCCTGCGGCGGCCAACGCGCCCACGGTGGATGTGAGCGTCAAGGGGACCGTCACCACCAAGGCCGAGGCGGCAGGCTGAGCGGTGAGAGCCTATGGTGATCACCGTGGAGGAGGCGCGGGCCTACAGCCGTGATTACGAGTCCACCGACGAGGAGATGGCCGCCCTCATTGAAGTGGCCGAGAGCATGATCGACGACGGCATCCGGGACGGCTTTGACCGGGAGAGCCCCCAAGCGAAGATGCTCGCCAAGCTGCTGGTGACGGATCTGGACGACTATCGGGATCTCACGGCGGCGGAGGCCAATTCCATGCGCTATCTGACCCAGAGCCTGAAGATGCAGCTCCGGTACAAGGATGTGTCCAAGTTGGACACATCCGGGGCTGGGGAGGTGTGAGGCAATGGCAAAGCGGGCGAATGCCGGTGAGCTGCGCACCAAAATCATGGTCTTTGACCTCCCGCGGGATGAGCACGGCGAGGTGGAGCTGGGGCCGGACGGCTATCCGGCTTCAAAGCCGGTCAATGTGTTCGGGGAAGGGAAAACCAGGTACTGCAAATGGGTGAACGCCTGGGGCACCGAGGTCTACACGGCCCGCCAGGCGGGGGTGACCGAGCCGGCCACCCTCACCCTGCGGTATACCCCGTTAATCACCACCACCTGCATCATCTACCGGGGGACAGATCCCAAGCCCTACGAGGTGATCTCCGTCAACGACGTGGAGAACCGCCACGCCTGGCTGGAGGTCAAAGTGCAGCGGAAGGGGGCGGTGAGATGACACTCAACCAGCGCATCATTCAGGTGCTGTCCCCCCTGGGCCTGCCGGTGGTTCCGGACGTGGACACTCTGCACCGGCCCCGCTGCCTGGTGTTCAATTATGACCTGCTCCCGGCTCAGCCCGCGGATAACCGCCCCACTTGGTATAAGGCGCTGATCCAGGTGCACCTGTACCTCCCACTCGGGAACGACGGGAGGGAACTCCGGAGGCAGGTGATGGAGGCGTTGGTGGATGCCGGCATGACGTGGCCCGAGATCATCGACGCCACAGACGATGAGACCCAACATAAGGTATTCGAGTGCGAGACGCTCGTTGGAAAGGATGATTTGTAATGGCAGGGAAAACCCGCAGTAAGGCCGCCGGCTACCACGGCGTGCAGAACATGAAGTTTGCACCCAAGAAGTCCGGCACCTATGATACCGCGCTCCTGGACATGAAGTATGCCCAGAGCATCAACCCCTCCGCGCTGCTGGAGGCCGCGGAGCAGTACGCGGACAACCGCCTGGTGTGCCGTGTGCCCAGCGACACCGGCTACGAGGGTGAGGTGGGTACCACCGCCCCCGACCCGGAGCTTGAGAAGGCGGCCGGCTTCGCGCTGGAGGGCGCAAACGGCCTGATTACCACTAACATCGCCAGCTACCTCCGGGGCGCCCTGTACTATGAGTTCCTGGAGCTGGACGAGGACGGCAAGCAGTCTGTAGTCAAGTGCTGGATGTTCAACGTGGAGATCGGCAAGGGCTCCGCTACCTATACCACGGCCAAGGGCAGCGTGGAGTTCGGCGCCTATTCCTATCCCTTCCGGGCCTATGGAGATCCGCTGAAGGACTCCGAGGGTACTGACGACTACAAGGACGAGCGCGGTGTGGGCCGGACGGCGTATCTGTATACCTGCCGGCCGGACGATACGGGCTACGCGACCTTTGGGGATACGGTGCCGGTGCCCAAGGTGGCGGCAACGGAAGGGACTTAACCGTGTATGAGATGGATCTGGGCGGGGTCCGGTACCGGCTGGACCCCGCCGCCATCTCCGCCATCCGGTACCGGGCCATTTATGGCGAAAGTATATTGGAAACCCTGAACCGGGGGATACCGCCCAAGAAGCTGGAGGGGAAGCTGCTGCGGATGTGCCACCTGATGATTCCGGCGGCGGACCGGCCGGAGCTTCTTGTCCTGGCCCGACAGGCCCGGCGGGACGGGGCTTTCCTGGTAAAGGGTCTCAAAGCACGGGATGCACTGTTGGAACCGGACATAGAGCTGGATGGGCCGCCGGACGAGGAGAGCTCCGAAGAACCGTTTGACGAGTACCGCCTTCTGGCGGCCCTAACCCTGGTGGGTATGGATTTGTCCCTGCTCCATGAGCTCCCCATACTGCATGTGATAGGGGTGCTGCGCCGGCTCAACATGCTCCAGGATACAGAGCGCAAGCACTACCGGCCGCTGACGGATAAGGAGATGTCCAACCTGTACCCGCGGCCCAAGAAAAAAGCCGCTCCCAGGGGAGGCGCAGGCGGATGAAGTACAGCGTGGCGGCCCTCTCTTTGCATGGCCGGATAAGGAGGGGCATATGGAGACAATCTCAATTGATGACTTTGAGCTATACCTGACCGACTTGTGCGAAAAGGAGGCTATGAACGCGGAGCAGACACTGGACGAAGTCCTGTCTGCCCGCGCCTTGGAGCTCAAGGGTAAGCTGACTGAGCGCAGCCCGAAGGATACCGGGGAATACGCCAGGGGATGGAGGGTGCGGACGGCCACCGTCAACCACGAAAAAGTCAAAATCATTTACAATGCGCTGCGGCCGGATCTGACCTTTATGTTGGAGTATGGCACCCACAACAGGGACGGCAGTGTGCGGATGGAAGCCAGACAGCATATCCGCACGGCGCTGAACGAGGAAATAGACCAGATCATGGATGAGCTGCTGGCGCGGCTGTGAGGAGGGAGTAGGATATGGCAATCAGCTCGCGGTACACACGTGGCATCGAGATCCAGATTGGCGGCAATGCCACAAAGCTGAAGACGGCGCTGGACTCGGCCAACCGCTCCATCCGCACGACCCAATCCGAGCTGGATACGCTCAAAAACAGCTTAAAGCTGGAGTGGGACGCCACCAAGTTTCAGCGCGCCCAGGCGCTGGCCCAAAAAGCCCTAAGTGAAACCGAGGCGAAGGCAGAGCTTTTGCGGAAGGCTCTGGCTGCCATGGGTGACCCTGCCTCCTTCAGCGCCACTCAGAAAGAGCAGTATGAGGCCCTGCGCCGGGAACTGAGCTATGTGGAGGTGTCGGCACAACGGGCCAAGGCTCAACTGGAGGAGGTCAGTAAATCCGCGGAGCAGGCGAAGGTGGACCAGCTCACCAGCCAGCTGGAGGATGCGGATGCGGCTCTGGATACCACCGGCGCCAAGCTGGACTCCGTGCGGAGTAAGCTGGAACGGAACTGGGACGCCAAGCAGTTTGACCAGGCCCAGGAACTGGCTCAGCAGGCCATTACCCAGACTGAGGCTAAGGCGGAACTGCTCCGCCAGAAGTTGGCCGCCCTGGAGGAGCTGGGGACAGAAAAAACGTCTGCCGAGTACCAGCGGCTGGAGAAGCAGCTTGTGGAGACGGAGGCCGCAGCGGAGCAGGCCCACAAGCAGCTCCAGAGCATCAACCAGATCCGGCTGGACCATTTGAACAAAGGGCTGGACGAGGCCGCGCGGCGACTGAGTACAGCAGGTAATGCGCTGACAGCCGGCTTGACGGTGCCGCTGGCCGCCGCCGGCGTGGCGTCCGTCAATTTCTCCAGTGATATGCAGGAGGCCGTCAACAAGGTGGAGGTGGCGTTTGGGAACGCGGCGGACAGTGTAAAAAGCTGGTCCTCCACCACGCTGAACTCCATCGGCCTTGCCCAGGGGACGGCCCTAGACATGGCGGCCCTGTTTGGCGATATGGCCACCTCCATGGGCTACAGCCAGGACGCGGCGGCCCAGATGTCCATGGCCCTGGTCAACCTGGCCGCCGATCTGGCCTCTTTCAAAAATATCGGCATTGACCAGGCATCCACCGCTCTCAAGTCCATTTTCACCGGCGAAACGGAAAGCCTGAAAGAGCTGGGCGTAGTCATGACCCAAGCCAACCTGGAGGCGTATGCTCTGGCGGAAGGCTATACCACCGCCTATACCGCCATGGACCAGGCCCAGCAGGTGGCGGTGCGCTACCAGTACGTGCTGGCCAACACCCAGAACGCCCAGGGGGACTTCGCCCGCACCTCAGACAGCACGGCCAACCAGCTCCGGATCTTCCGTGAGAGTCTGAAGGAAGCGGCCGCCACGGCAGGCGATGAACTGCTCCCTGTAATCACCCCTATCATCGGAAAGCTCAATGAGCTGATCCAGACCTTCGGAGATCTGGACGAGGGAACGCAGAAGGCCGTGGTGCAGACCGGGCTCTTCCTGGCCGCCCTGGGCCCCATGCTGAAGGTGACGGGTGGCATCACAACAGCGGTGAAGGCAGGTATCACGGTATATCAGACGCTGCGTACCGTCATGGCCGCCAACACGGCGGCCACAACCGCCGCTACTGCCGCACAGACGGGCCTCAACGCCGCCATGGCCGCGAACCCCGTAGGACTGCTGGTAACCGCGATTGGGACGCTGTTGGCCGTCCTGGGCTCCTTTGCCGTCTCCGCTGCACTGACGGCGGAGAGCACCGATACATTGGCCTCCAGCATCAATGAGGCCCGGCAGGCTTATGAGGATACACGGGCAGAGCTGCAGGAGAGCCAGGCCAGCACCCTCTCCATGGTGGACGCCCTGGCCCGGCTGGCCGAGGAGGAGCACAAGACCTCCGCCGAGAAGGCGGCCATGCTGGAGCTGGTGGAACAGCTCAACGAGGCGGTGCCCTCCCTCTCCCTGGCCTACGACGCACAGACCGACAGCCTGAACCTGACAGCCGAGGCCATCCGCAGCCTGGCGGAGGCGGAGTATGCCCGGCAGGAGCAGGAGGCCACGGTGGGGCGGCTGAGCGAAGCCTACCAGGAGCAGATCAGTATTGCCAATGAGCTGGAGGCCGCAGAGGAGGCACTGCAGGAGGCCAAAGAACGCTATGCGGAGTTTGACGGTGTAGAAACGCGCAACTCGCGGGAGGAAACGTCTTTCACCGCAGCTCAGGGCGCGCTGATTGCCGCCCAGGGCCAGTATGACCGCCTGACGGCCGCCCAGGAGCAGAATGCGGCGGAGATTGCCCGGCTGGAGCAGGAATATGGCAAGTACAATGCGACGGCGGCGCAGACGGCCCAGGCCCTGGAGGATACCGGGACGGCCGCCGATACGGCGGCGGACCGTCTGGCGGCCCTGACCGGTGTGCTTGGCCAGACCCAGGGGGCCTATGAGCTGCTGGCCGAGGCGCAGGAGCAGCAGAATGAAACCGGCTACCTGGAGCTGGATACCGTGGTCAAGCTGCTGGAGGAGTATCCACAGCTCTCCGGATATCTGGTGGAGGCGTCCAACGGGTACCTGCTGGCCGGCGGAGCCCTCCAGGATTACATCTCCACCCAGCGGGCCGAGTATGCCCTGGCGCTGAATGAGGCGCAGAGTGCCGCCGACGCCATTGTGACGGCGGAGGCGGACAAAATTAACGCCATCAACGCCACCACCCTGGCCACAAAGGACCAGCTTACCGCATTGGCGGAGCTGTACCAATCCATGGGGGCCAACGCGGACAACCTGGCCGAGGGCGTCAGCTACTATGCTAAGGCCAACGAGTACCGGGAGGCGGCCCAGGCGCTGGCGGATGCCGGAAAATCCCTGGAGGACTATGACCGCATCACGGCCAGCATGTTCCGCGAGAGCGCCGGGACCAGGAGCAGCCGACGGGCCTCCGGAAGTACCTCCTCCAAAAAGACGGAGGCGGCGAAGGACGAGGGCACGTCCGCCATGGAGGAGCTGCAGGAGTGGCTGGACGATGTAGATCATCAGATCTTCCTGTGGTCGAAGGATGAGGCCAAGACCCAGGCGATTGTTGACCTGTACCAGACGATGATGGACCGGGTCCACGAGCTGGCCGAGGAATTCCGGGCCCAGGGCTACGAGGAAAACTCCGATGAAATCCAGGAGCTGCAAACCCTCTGGTGGGGATATGCGGAGGAGCGGGAGAAGATCCAGACGGAGTCCAGTGAAAAAGCGGCGGCGGCCAAGCAGGAGGCGTATGAGGCTGAACTGGCTGACCTGCAGTATTTTCTGGATATGGACATTATCTCCGAGCAGCAGTATTACGAGGAGCTGGCCCGCCTGCGGGACCAGTACCTGGAGGAGAACTCGGACGCCTGGCGGCAGGCCAACGTCCAGCTCCACAATTATCTGGAGCAGTGCCGGCAGGAGGAGCTGGACGCGGCGCAGCAAGCCTATGACGCCCAGCTCGAATCTCTGAAAGCCGCCTATGAGGCGCAGGTATCCGCACTGAAGGAGTCCCTGGAGGAGGAGAAAGCGGCCCTAAAGGACCGTTATGACGCGGAAAAGGATGCGGCCAAGGATGCCTATGAGGCCCGTAAGGACCAGATTGAAGCCGAGCTGAAGGCCGAGAAGGAACGCCTGAATGCAATCATCGACGGGATCAACGAGGAGATCCAGGCCCGGCGGGAGCTCCGGGAGGATGAGGAGCAGGACGACGCCATCGCGGAGGCCCGTAAGCGGCTGGAGGCCGCGGAAGCACAGAGGGACTTCGCCCGGAATGAGGAAGAACGCCGGGAGTGGGAGAAGGAGGTTGCCCGGCTGCAGGAGGCCCTGGATAAAGCCATCCAGGACAAGGAGGATACCCAGTTCTACCGGGAGAAGGAGGAAGAAAAGGAGAAGATTGAGGCCGAGATCGACGCGGCGGAGGAGGCCGCTGACCAGGCCAAGAAGGAGGCCAAAGAGGACTACGAGGCCGAAATTAAGCGCCTGGAGGAGGAGTACAAAAGGGAACTGGAATACCTGGTGAAGTATTACGAGGCGGCCATCTCCCAGGCCGGTCGTGACTACGAGTCTGCCAAGGACAGGGCAGAGTCGGCCAAGGACAAGGCAGAGAAGGAGAAGGAGGAGCTGGACCCGGAGATCCTGGACATCGCCAAGAAGGAGAACGTGGAATACAACATCGCCAAGGACATGTGGGAGGCTAACCAGAAGTACAAGGACGTGGAGGGCTATGTCCCCTACGGCAGCGGCAAATCCTCCAAAAAGAGCGCCGGGAGCTCCTCCAACGCTGCGGCCAGGGCCGCCTCCATGCTGGCCGGCGCTGTGGAAACGGCTGCCCGGACGGTGACCAAGGTGGTCAACCAGGTGACACGCAGCAACAGCGCCAGCATTACCTACAACGCCGGCGGCGGCATGACCGAGGGCCAGGTGGCCCGGACGGTGCGTAAGGTGCTGGACGAGCTGGACCGCTGAAGGAGGGAGCTATGAGATCAGTTGCATGGACATCGGATAACGGCCGTACCTGCACCTTTGAGGGTGGCGGCCCCTATGAGCGGCCCGGGCCCTACTATTTCCGGGAGCTGACCTCGGATCTGTCTGCCACAGCGGAGACCTCCAAGGCTCCCAGGCAGGACGGCGTGACTACCTACCATACCGCTTTGGATGCACGCACCATCAACCTGGTGGGCTCCATGCTGGTGTACGGAAGCAGGACGCTCTCCGCCCGGGCCGCCTATGACACGCAGCGGGCCTGGCTGGCCCAGGCATTTGCGCCCAACCGCTGGGGGACGCTGACGTACTACAAAGAGGACGAAGCGGTCCAGGTGCGGTGCCGCCCACTGGCCACCCCCACCATCGGCACGCCGGTGGGCACCTTCTCCACCATCGACATCAGCTTTACCGCGGATTCCCCCTATTGGGAGAGCGCGAAGGAGTACATCCTGGCCATGGGCGTCATACAGCGGTTCTGGCACTTCCCATGGGCTCCATACCGTTACCCCATGGGGGCGTATACCCGGTTCGGCATGGTGGACAACCCAGCCGAAGAAAATATCTATCCATCCATCGAGGTCTATACCACGGGACAGGAGGTGTGCCTGGCCAACCGCACCGCCGGCGAGCAGGTCACGATCGAGCACAGCATCGCGGAAAACCAGAAGCTGGTGGTGGACCTGAAGGACGTATCGGCCTTCCTGTACCAGCGTGACGGCTCCGGAGACTACCAGATGCAGGAGGATGTCTCCCACTGGATGAGTCTGGACAGCGTGCCCTGGGCCCTTCGGCCGGGCCGGAACCAGGTGGCCATCACCAACGACCAGCCGGAGGATACGCCGGTGGCGTACCTGCGGTACCGGATTCCCAGCCTGGGGGTGTGAGCATGCCTGAGATACGCATTTATGACCCGCCCAATGTAGAGGCCCCCACCTTCCGTCCGTTGGGGTTGGTTCTGGCGGCCACCGACGTAACGCTGATTGAGCGGCATTGGTCGCCGGGCAGCTTCACCCTGTCCGTGCCGCTGGGGGCCCGCCATGAGGACCGGCTCACCGGCGGGCGGCTGCTTTTGGTGGACGGCACCTTTTGGGGGATCATCGACGGTTTTACCCTGGAGGCCAGCTCCAGCGGCTATGTGCGCACGGTTTCCGGCCGCCAGCTCAAGGGGCTTACCCTGGACCGCATCACGATCCCGCCGGAGAGCACGGAGGTGACCGGGGCCCAGGGCTATGACGCGGTGACGGGCAGCACGGAAACAATTATGAAGCACTTCGTGACCGCGAATATGGCCGCCCCAGTGCTGGCCGCCCGGAAGGTGTTTGGACTGGAGGTGGCGGCAGACCAGGGGCGGGGGCTGGCGGAGGACAAATACATGAGCCGGCACGATGTGGTGTCCGATGTGCTGGCGGCCCTGGGGGAAGCTGCGGGGCTGGGGTACGACATCTTACCGGACCTGAAGCGCCATGCCCTGGTCTTTGATGTAGTGCCGGGAGAGGACCACACTGCGCAGCAGAGCGACCGCACCCGGGTGATCTTTGACATCCGGCGCAGGACAGCCCAAGCCCAGACCTATTCCTGCTCCGGCAGCGATGCCCGTAATGTATTCTACACGACCATGTCCGGATCGGAGTTTGCGGACGAGACACTTACCGTTTCCTACATCCGGGACGGCGAGCAGGAGGCAGTGGGCATCCGGCGCCGGGAGACGCACCTGTCCGTCTCTGTGGATACGCCAGAGGCCGGCACGGAGTACGACGAACTAAAACGCCAGGCCATGATCGCGGCAGAGCAGTACAAGGCTGCGGAGTCCTTCACCTGTGAACTGAGGGATGACCGGTATGTCTACGGCCGGGACTACCGGTTGGGCGATCTGGTGACCTGCTGCAGCCAGGACTGGGGTGTGGAGATGCACACCAGACTGACGGAGATGCAGACCGTGTGGAGCAGCGCCGGTATCCAGCGGACCGCCACCTTTGGGACTGCTCCGCTGACGATATTCGGCAGGCTGCGCCGGCAAATACGAGAGCAGAGGTGAGTCAAACGAAAAGCTATTTTTTCAATGCTGAACCCACGGAGGATCTGAGCAGCCATCCGACCGGGTATGACCGGGAATATGATGCAGACGACCATGCAGCCTTTTTCCGCCCCTTTTTTTCGGAAAAGGGGGTCATGGCCGGCCAGTACGCCGATGCCTGCAAGGTAAGCGTCCAGGGCGGCGAGGGCACCACGCTGCAGGTGGCCGCCGGCGCGGTGTATATCCGGGGCCGTGCCGCCATTTTCGACGGTACAGAGACGGTTGCCGTCTCGCAGGACTGCAAGATTGTATGCCGGATGAACAAGGGCGCGGACGTCCGGGCCTTCCAGCTCCTGGCCATCACCGGTGAGCTGCAGGATACGGAGGATGTCTGCGACTTGCAGTTGGCCACTGCCCACCTGGAGGCAATCTCCGGCGGGCACAAGGTAGTCCTGACCGACACCCGGACGTTCCTGTCCTACATGGGCCAACCGGCCTACTACCCGCCGGACTCCGACAGCCTGCCCTATGTGCTGTGGCTGTATACCCTGGGCTTCCCGATGGACGAGGAGCAGCGCCAGATGGTGGAGGGTAATCCGAGCCTGATGGCCATATTCAATGCCAGTCTGGGTGCCCAGCGGTCGTCGGCGGTGGATTTTACGGCGGCGGAGTGGACAGGAGATGGGAGCAAGACACTGACCATTCCCCGCACCAAACACGGCCGTCAGACCGGCCGCTTTGCGTATACGCTGCGGCATAAGGTAAGCGGACAGCTCAAGGGTGGGACTTGGGCGGTGCTGTGCACCTCCGTAACCTATGATGAGGCGTCCGGAAATATCCTGCTGACGTGCGAGGACGCCTATGACGGACAGATTTGTTTTTCTGCGTAAGGGGGGTGATAGAGTGTGGCCAGATTGGCAGACTTGGCAGACGGCTACATGGACGCGGCGGTGCGGCTACGGATGGGGTTGGAGGAGGTCAAGGCGGAGCTGGAGACCGCCGAAGACGGCCGGCGGCGGGCGCTGGAGGGAGAGGCCAGGCTGCTCCGGCAGATGCTGAGGGAGATGCGGGATCTGCGTCAACTGGCCGAGGGGTATTATACCAGGCCCCGGGACGGGACCTACACCATGTCCCAGATCTACGCGCCCCGGGTAGACAGCACGAAGCAGTGAGGGGGTGTGGAGGATGACCGAGGCCCAGGAGGTGCGTGCCCGGGCCAAGGCGCTGCGGGAGCGCCGGGAGGAGTTGGAGAAGGCCTTGGCGGGGGTTGCGGGGCCGGGTGCGCGCCCCCTGCGGCTGGAGCTGGCCCGGGTGAATGAGGAGCTGGTGGACTGCGCCCGGCGGCTGAAGGAGCTGATGCCCAGCCACAAGGTGCGCTGCCGCACCACCTGGGCGGGGGTAGACGGCTGGAGGTGGGATGACCTTCAGTACCAGACCTGGGCCGAGCTGGAGAGCTCTGAGGAACCGGACGGCCCCACGGAGCTGGACCACATGCGCCTGGCCGTCCGGCTGGCCCGGGAGCGGGCGGTGACGGACAAGCAGGGGGAGTACCTGTCTCAGGTGGAGGGCGGAAAGAAGGCCGCTCAGGTGGCCCGGGAGGTGGGGCGGCACCGGGGGACGGTGAGCCGCACCGTGGGCCGGGGCCGGGCCAAAATTGCCAGGGAGGCAAAGGCGCTGTATGAGGTGCTCCAGGCCCAGCAGGGGCCGGGGCCGCTGGTGGTGGATCTGGCGGACGGCCGGGTGCTGGAGGCGGTGCTCTCCCTGCTGACGCCGCGGCAGCAGCTTTATCTCTACCTGTACTATGGGGAGTGGCTGAGCCTGCGGGAGATCGGGAGGCTGCTGCGGGTGGACCACGCCTCGGTGCTGCGCTCCATCCGGTGCGGGCTGGAGCGTCTGGGGGCGCTGGCGGTGGGAACCCGGGCGGAGGTGCGGGGGCTGGAGGAGCTGGAGGAGCGGCTGATGGCCCACTTCAACCAGCTGGAGCCCCCGGAGGAGGCGCTGCGCCCCCGGCACAAGGCCCCGGCCAGGGCGCCCAATCCCCGGCGGGAACCGGCGCGAAAGCTCACCCTGCAGGGGCTGGTGGTGCGGCTGGTGCGGGGCGGGGAGGCCCGCACGGCGGAGCTGGGGGAGGGCCTGCGCCGGACAGAGGGCGGGCGCTGGGGGAGCGGCAGGCTGCTGGCCGCCCTGGAGGAGTGGCTGGGCCGCCGGTCCGTGGAGGGGGCGGACTGGAGGGAGCGGAGCCGGGCGGCGGAGAGCAACCGGCAGAAGCTGGGCCGCCTGCTGCTCAAACTGTTTGAATGGATCAGGAGGGAAT